GGCTTCCCCACCCAGCGCACGCCCGAGAGCGCCGCCGAGCTGACCAGCCCCACGGTAAATGCCGTAGGTCGCCTGCTGCATGGGATCAAGCTCGGCAAACCTCAGAGCGCGAGTTTCAGCCAGCGCGTCTTGTTGGCGCTGGTAGGACTGGGGCGTAACGCCGAAAAGTGATTGGACGATGTCGGTTGCCATGTTAGAACCCCAAAGAGCCAAAGTATTCACCAGACATTGGGTTTACGCCTGTGCCGTAGCCAGGTGTTCCAAACCCGCCACCAAAACCGCTAACCGGAGCACCACCAAACATCCTACCCAGCCCTTGTGCAAGCATAGGATTCTGCGAGAACCCTTGCAGCGCAGTAGCAAACGGGTTGTAGGCGTCTGCCCGATATTGACTTCCTGCCGCAGCGATGCCACCTTGATACAGAGCGTTTGCGCCTGTCTGGTTGGCGATCCGGCCACCCAGCGCAGAACCAAGCTCCAGCGGCTGCTGGCCCAATTGCTCCAGTCCGGTAGCGCCACCCAGATACGCTTGATACGGAGCCAGAGCGCCGACTTGGCCACGACCGTAGAGGTCGTACATCTGAGCGCCGGTGCTAAAGAGCCCCGTGCCGAAAGCCAGTTGTTGCTGGCCTGCTTGCTGCGCCTGTGCGGCCAGAGAGGCATCCTGCTGGGCCAGAGCGTTGTAATACGCCTCCATTTCGGGGTTGGCAGCGCCAAGACCAGCACCACCACCAGGACGCATGCCGGTTGCGCCAACAGACAGACCGCCACGGCCCGTCTGGAACAACTGGTTTTGCAGTTGGGCAAATTGACGCTCACGGCTGGGGGCCAGCAAGTTCTGCTGGCTTGCCATGTACTTGGCCGCAACCTGCTCGGGCGTCTCGGCCAGATACTGTTGGCCCAGATTGAACAGGCTTGCGCCTGCGCCGGTCAGCGGTGCGAACTGCTGCGGAGCCATCTCAGCCTGGGTCAGACCCTGGCCAGCCAGGCCCAGCAGACGGTTCTGATACGCCTGGAACTCGGGGGCGAGTTGATAGCCAGCGCCAGTGACGCGGCCTTCAGGGCCGTATTCAAAGGCTGACTGGCCAAAGCGCGTCGTAATGCCTACTGGTCGAAAGCGAGATTCCTCGGCGGCGATTCGAGCGGCGTCGCGTTGCGCGGCGGCTTGGGCTTCTGCGGCGCGGCGTGCAGAGCTGCCGCCCATCAAGCCACCAAGCAAAGAACTCCCGCCCATAATTGCTGCTGCGGTTACTATAGGCATATCAAACTCCGATCAAAACTTTATCAACCTTAGACGCATCCTTCTCGTCCGTGGCATGGATACAAAACCAAACACAATCCGTTAACGCCTTGACGCCGTGCGTCACACCGGCCTTGATCTCAATGCAAGCAGGCGCTTCAACAATCTCAACAACCTCGCCCTTCATAACCGCCACCTTGCCTTTAGCCAAAATCGATAGGTGGCTAAAGTCATGCGTGTGCTTCAAGATAGCCACGCCAGCAGGGAACACCGCCTGCTTGGCATACAGACCATCGCTGAAGTGGTGAGAGATCATGCTGTTCTTTTCCACATATAGACCGTAATGTATGGCTGGTAGTTGGCGTTTGTGCCGCTTGTGCCAGCAGATGCTGTAGTTCCAGAATATGTGTGGTCATGAGAGCCACCAGCGTTTGTTAAATCAACCGTACCACTACCAGTCCCGCCGTAATTTCCTCTTGAATAAGTGCCGCCCGTTCCAAAAGTTCCAACAGTTCCTATGCTTTCTTCGTGCTGGTGAGTTCCAATAGTAGAAGTAGTTCCGCTGAATGTATGCGTGTGGCTTGGCAATGTCGAATCTGCACTACCCCCTGTTTCTTCAGCAGTATCAAACAGAGCATTACCAGAATTAAAGCCCACCATGACTCGACCTGCACCAAATGCTGACCAAGTGCCAAATCCTAGAAGAGTGCCAGGATTAGTGGCTACAGAGCTGTTAGTGTAAATAGAGCCAACAGGAAACAGGGCGGCTTTTATAGCGTCTGCCACATCTTGAACAAATGCTGTGGTAGCTAGTTTAGTGCTGTCATCCGATGAGGATTGCGTAACCGCAATCGTGCCTGTTGGTAAGGTTGGCGTACCTGTAAAAGTAGGACTAGCCAAATCGGCCTTCGTAGCGACAGCGACAGCGATGTTGGCGAACTCGGTGTTGATCTCCGTGCCCTTAACGATCTTGAGCGGATCGCCAGATGACAGCGCATCCTTGGTCGCAAAGTTTGTGCTTTGAACGTAATCGCTCACGATAGTTTCCCTTCTTTGGCCTGAATTTCGATCTTCTGGATCGATATAGATGATCCGTTGATGTCGCTCTCGTAGCCTGTTTGAACAACCTTGCCGCTGCCGCTGGCTTGCGTCTGCAATTGTTGCAACGCAATGCCATCAGAATACTGGGCGACAGGCACGCCGTTAGCGCCATATTCGGCCACGCCGTACTGTGCTTCTCCCTGCGTTGGGATGTACATATTCGACGACAAGTAATTGGTCGAAAAGTCAAATGCCCACTTAGCGGTGATGTACTGATTGGTGCCGCCGATGACGATCACCTTTAGGCGCTTCAAAATTGAGGTGACGTTCTGATCGCCCAGGTCAGCGTGGTTCGTGTAATACTGCATCCGGTAGGAGGATGTGTAGTCTTTGAACGTCCCGTATTTGCCGATGTACCCCAGCTTGCCAATCAACAGATCGCCATTGCGCCGTGATAGTAGCGCAGTCGGCTCAATTGAGTCCCAATTCGTAATCCGAAACGTGCCATCTTGCAACGGCACGCGAGTGTCAAAGCAATAGACCTCTTTGACAGTTGGCAGCGTTAGCAGATAGAACGCTTCTTTTTCAGAATAAACCGACTTGATGTTGGCGAGCGTCTCGCTGCTAACAATGTTCATCAAATCGTTTCGCACGTTTTTTGACAAGTCACCCAGCGGAGCTGACTTCTCAATAATCGTCCGAGCAAACGAGCGCACGCCCGAATTAGACAAGAACAGCACATCCTTGCCGGTGTTCTGAATCGAATCACGGGCAATGCAGCCAATGCCGCCCACGGTGTCGTACAGCGTGATCGATGCTGGCGTCGTAGCGCCCGAATACACCAGAATCTGGCGTGATCCAAAAATGATCAGGAAGTTGTTGTGCGCGGCCAATCCCGAAATGTTGTCAGCGCCGTTGGGCCACACTCGGTTAATGTCCAACGTGCCAGACGTTCCACCAGTCCAGATGTGGCCTGCCAAAATGTCAGAAAACGATACCGTCGTGTTGTCCGTTGCTGTATCAGCAACCCACAAACGTCCGTAAGCCGAGATGACGATATTGCCCGACGGCACCGTGCCAGCGTAACCCACCTTCTCGCTCACGCGGCGATAGGTCGTGGTGCTCACTGCCGGGTCAAAGATCAGCGGGTCGTGGCCGGACTGAAAGAAGTAAGTTATGCCATTGAGCGAAGCACAAGACCAGTTGCTTGCGGTGATCGTCGGGGTCGTACCCCCTCCCCCGTAGGTCAATTCGGAAACAGCGTTAGAGCCGTCGAGCTTGAACAGTTTGTTATTGCCAGCGAATAGCACGGTCAATGTGCCGTCAACTTGCACCAGCTCGTGAATTACTCCGACATTGTTAGCACCCAGGTTGCCAGACGAACTATTGACGCGACTCCACCCTTTACGCGAGCCGATGCGGCCATACTGATCGATGATGCAGTTGGTCGCAACCAGCGCAAAACCAGCATTTAAATCAAGAGGCGAGTCTTGAGTGTTCAGCCCGTAAAAACCGGGGGCTGAAATGCTGTGTGGGCGTAAAGGTTCGCTCATACCGCGACAAATTCCTGGCTGTCGGGGAAACGAGTGGCTTCCAGCGCAATGTAGTCTGAGAGCATGGCGCGGTACAACTGATAGGCTTCTGAGGAGTTAAGACCGCCATCCTCACCGCGCTCGGCCAGCGCACGCGCAAAGGCGTTCTGGATCACCAGTGCGCTAGGCACCAGAAGCACAGTACCGTCGGAGGCCAGATCAGCCTGGGGGATCGTCAGCGTGAATTGCAATGCGTAGACGCCATCAGGACGAGGATAGAGCGTCACCTTGGCGTCGTTGTTAACATCGACCCCCTCGAAAATGAATTCGCTGGGGATGCCAGAGACTGGCGTAGCAAAGTTCTGCCGCCGATTCATCAGCGGGAAGGAGATGTTCTTCAGGCCGACGTTGGAGGTGATGTTAATCGAATCCTGCAACTGAAACTTCTGGCCCGCGCCGGTCAAAGAATACTTGTAAGTGTTCGCGACAGTATTGACCGCGATGTCTTGCGAGAGCACATCCCAATTAAAGGCGTCCTCGATCTGGCGCTTGGCATCGTTGACAAACTTGCCGATAAGCGACGAGTAAGTTGTTTCGCTATTGGTAGAAACAGTCGTCTCGCGCAACCGTGCCAACACCTCATTGATTAGTTGCAGGTAGGTCATTTCTTGTTCCTTGCCGAGATCGCTTTAGACTTTGCTTTAGCGTCTGCTTTGGACGATGCGCCCCAAGCCTTCAAGGACAAGAGAAGCCGAGTTGGCTCGCCATCCTTGTACTCAGGCCCAGGCATATTGCCCATTCGCGCTAAGAAGGAGGCCCTACGAGGGTTGTCGCCCGACTTCACCGGGGCTTTAAGACTGCCCCCGGTAGCAGCATTATAGGACGATCTCCCCTTGGCGTTCAAGCCGCCAGAGGGGGATTTTCCTTCTTTGCGCGTCCAGGCGGGCGTCTTCATCGCTTTGGCTTCTTGGCAGTCTTGGCGGCTTTCTTGAAGTCCGCGTTAGTGGGCGCGGCCTTGGAGCCGACTTTGTTCATCTTCTCGCCAGAGCCAGCCTTGATGCGGGCTTGCTTGGCATTGATGTTGGCGTAAAGACCGGGTTTCATTTCTTCTTTGCCTTTCCTGCTTGCGACAGTGCAATGGCGATAGCCTGCTTGGGGTTTTTGACCACCTTCTTGTTAGAGGTCAATTCCCCAGCCTTAAATTCTCGCATGACCTTGCTGATCTTCTTTTCAGCTTTGGTCTTTTTCATACCAATTCCGTCACAGAAAGCGTTGACGAAGTAGTCGTAGCGTCTTTGATAACCGCGATCTTGTGACCTGGGCTGACCCGAACAATTTCAGAAAAATTATTAGGCATCATGGCCGATGTCGTAAGGTTTGCAGTTGGGTTTGCACCAATCGCAATATGGCAATGACCCAACGAACAAGACAAGCGAATCATGGTGGTGTTTGCGCCGAATGCGGTTGATTGAACGCTGGAGTTGGTGACGGTAAAAATCTGCGTGGTACCAAAGCTCGGTACACCCATCGCCACGTTGTTTGGATCGAGTTGAAAGGTAGACATTATTTCTTTCCCCGAGTCATCTTGTTGGTCATCGTGCGCTGGCCACGGACGGGCAGCTTGGGCTTGCCAACAGCCACCATGATGGTGACCGGAGTGCCGCCCTTTTTGGCAGGCGCTTTGGGAGTAGACATTTTGGGCGCTTTTCCGTACATGATCAATCCTTAGTAATAGGCCCGCCAGACTTCCAAGCATCACAAGTGCGGGCCGCTGCACAGGTGAATTGAAACAGATCGCAGTAGCCCAGATCGGCTGCTTTGACGAACTGCTCATCGTAGGACAACTTACCCTCTTCTTCGTCCTTCTCCAAACCGCCAATGATGCACTGCATCATTTTAGGGGCTTGGATGAACGCAGCACAATTGCCACAGAGCATTTTTTTAATGCTATCGGTGGGTGCGTTGTACATCTTGGCTTTTTTGAGCCAGAAAGCATCGTTAGCCTCGTCCGGATTGGGCGGGCCGTAGCCATATTCCTTGAACGCATGGTTGCGGTTCTTCAGGTTGATATGGACATCCTGGGTGGCGACAGGACAAACGTCAAAGAGTTTCATATCGTTGCCACCGCCTTACGAGGACGGCCTCGTTGCGGAGGCATCTGTTGCGGCGGGCGAAGCGGCGTAATGTTGCGGTCAATCTCAGTCGGCGACGGATCATCGATGCGGACGTACCCGGCATGACCGCGCATTGAATCAATATCGTGCTGAAGAGTGAACGTCACCGTATTGCCACTCTGAAGACAGCGAAATGTTGCCATTTGAATCCTTAGAAAACAGGGGGTTTGTGGCCCCCTGTCTATGTTTACACCATGCGGCCAATGACCATTTTAACGGTCGTCGTACCCAGGTCAACAGCGCCACCAGTCGTGTTGGTGGTGGCGATCGTCACCGTGTTTGCAGCGGAAACGTAAGCGCGGCGCACGAGGCCAGCCTCGGAAACGCCAGCAGACATACTGATCACCATGTCGCCCAGGGCAACGCCAGGTACGGTGACGGTATCAGTAGCAGCAGCTTGATCAGCCACGGAGGCCGAGTCGAGCGTACAAGAAACAGCCCAAGTGTCAGAGTAGACGCCTCGGAACTGGTCATTCCCGCGACGGGAAGTGACAGCGGTAGCAGCAGCCATTTATATCTCCTTAAAAAGACGCCCCCCAGCTTGTGGCCAGGGGGCAGTTCATTAGGCCGGGACGGCCAGAGCGAAGGCGGCAGAAGCGTTGGCAGCGGTGCTGGTTGCGTTAGTACGCAGAGCTTTCACGCCGTACAGGGTGTCAGCCGTGAACAGGGTACCGAGGTATTCCTGCTTGTACTGAGTCTGCGAGCGGATGCCCAGTTGCTCGATCAGCACCATCGCATCGCGGTGGCCCATCAGGCAGATACGGTCAGCAGCGGTATTGCCAGCGCCAGTGTCGGCGTTGGACGAAGCGAACACAGCCATACCGTACAGCTGACCGATTTCACCGTTGCGGATAGCATCGCCGTTGCCGACGAACGCTTGCTCGGTGTAACGGGCCAGACCCATGAGGGTGTTGCGGCTCGACGGGGGGATCAGGAAGAAACGGCCATCCATAGGGATGTCGTTGTCGTCCAGGCGCTGGATGGTGCGGCGGATAGCAGCATCAGTCAGTGCAGCAGCGTTGGAGCTCGAGCTGTTGTAAGCAGTCGTGCCGTCAGAGCCGATGAACGCCTTCGTGCTGGAAGCAGAAGTAGCATAGTCGTCCGTGCCAACAGTAGCGCCGTTGAAGCTGCGGCCCAGTTGAACCAGATCGGTGTCGATGCGACGAGCCAGAGCATAGCCAGCGTCTTCCGTGTAGAAAGAGCGCAGCGAGGTCAGGGATTGCACTTCGACGATGTCCTCGATCAAGCGGCTGTATTCATAGTGCTTGTTGATCAGCACTTGAATGTTGGTGTCGCTCTCGGCGATCAGGGTAACAGCGTCGGTGGCAACCTTTGCATTGGCGCTGCCGCGAGCAGGCGAGGGGATGTTAACCGTGTCACCCTTTTTGCCTTTGAAAGACATCTTCTTGACCAAGTTGGCCAGGACGAGGTTTTTCTTATAGGCAGCAACAATTTCATCACTCCAAATTTCAGGAATGAAGTTAGCTGCGGAGGTAACGGTAACGCTATTAGTGGGGGAAAAGGCGGTGTTTGCCATAGTTAAATCTCCAAAAGTGGTTTATCGAACCCGACCCTCTGCATACGCAACCATGATCTCATCAGAAAGGGCTTCGTAGCGGGACGGGTCTGTCATCTTGAGCCTAATAAGGTCGGACCGGCGGTAGACGCGCTTGGAACTCTCGCCAGAGCCACCAGTGTCAACTTGCGCTGCTTTCATGTTCTGCTTTCTGACGGCATCTCCTGCCTTCTCAGTTTGCTGAACCTTAACGCCGCGCAGTTGCTTGAAGGTGGACAACAGTTCATTGGCCGAGTCGTAATCAAACTCACCATCA